AACTTTTTAGAGGAAAACTACAAAATAATATGGGATGGACTAAAGTTTCATAAGGATATAGACATTCCTAGCGAAAACACAAGAGGGGAACATCACACAAAATACGAAAAATGAGCGAACTTACATTAACACAAAAATTTATAAATTTAATTGACGACAAGATTGTAGAAATAGAATCTTATGCTATCGACACTCAAGAAAACGAGGAAAGATACATACATGAAATTAATTGTTTAATTGAAACGAAATATCTATTAACGCCAAATAATGAGAACAACTAATAGACAATTAAGAGTGTGCAGACCGACCATCGAAGAAATGCGTTACGATTTGGCAGAGCAAGAAGCAGACACTTTGCAACATTCTGATATTGTGGAGCTACTTCTTAATGGATTTGAAGGGCTTGAGAACATGGATGATATTGATGTTCGTGACGAATGGAATATGTTGTTTGGGAGTGAATAGATGTCGGTCAAATATAAAGATTCGGACAAGCTATACGAAAAAGAACATTACTTTATCGTAAAAAAAATTCCACGCAGACAAGAGCATCCTTATGCTTGGCAAAAGTACATGAAGTTAATCGTACAAAAAACTAAGTACAATGAGTGCGGAGAGCATCATCATGGAGTCAAGTGGGTAGAGAACCTACAAGAAGGTAAAGACTTCATAGACAGAGAGTTGGAAAAGGGCAGGTAAAAAAGGCTTGACAAATCCCCCCGAACCTGTCAGTATTAAATAATGAATTGGAAAATTGAAACAACAAAGCGGGGTGCGGAAATATATGTTACCTGCGAAGATCATTCTATTTTTGTTGGCGAAGGATATACCCAACGAGAACAAGAGAGGAGTCTCTCCCTTGCAAATATAATCGTTAAAGCATTAAATAAACATGACAAATAAATTACTTTTTGTTGGTCAAGAGAGAAGCAAGCTCGCTCAAGAGCGTGGAGTATATTGGGAAGATGAAGCCCAATGTGCCAATCAGCTTTTTCGGGCGTTGAGGGCAAATAAGATAAATCCACAAAAATGTTCGTTCGTTAATCTTTTCACAGATGAATCCGATGGAGTCAAATATGTCGATAAAACTGTAAACGATAAAGGTTTAAATAAGATATGTCGATGGAAGGGACAGATAATCGGCATGGGAAGTTTAGTGCATAAAAAATTGCGTGAACTTAAAGTGGAACACCATCACATCATCCATCCATCCGCAAGAGGTTCTATCCGACTGAAGGAGAACTACATACGACATATTTCAGAAAAAATTGGAAATTTAGCTTGACAAACTTCAACGGCTAATCTATTATAGATGGCATAGTTAAAAATTAAATCAGCAAAGGAAATTAAAAATGGGAAAACAAAACATCGAACATCGCAACGCAAGCCCAATGGCTAAAAAACAATCGCACACAGGGAACAAGGGCTTAGTAAAGTCTCTACATGACGATAATGTAATGGTTACGCACAAGGTAAGAAAAGCCCAAGAAAGCAACGCCAATGGGCGTAATAAAGTGTAATATATATTATGAGCGAAAGCAGAGAAGTTGATAAAATTTTAGACGAACTTAGCGAAGAATTCAAGAAGATTAAAAAGAAGCAAGACAAAGAAGTAATAGATAATTTAAAAGAAAAAATCTTAAAACTAACACTAGACGGAGAAAGGGCGGTAGGTCTTTGGACTGAAAGCCCCGAATTCATAAACATATACTCAACAAAAAAATGAATAATATTAAATGGGTGAAAAATACCTTAACCTCTCCCTTGGATGGGGAATTGGATGTAATTGCAGTAAAAAGAAAGTGCGATTACCCAAGAGAGGGAACAATAGTCAAGTTGACTCAAATTAAGGACGAATGCCCCAATGCGGAAATAAGATTCAATGTAACAAGGCTCAATCAAGGAAAACCCGATGGGCATTGCGAAGGATTATGCTACTTAAACTATCACCGACAAGGCGAGTGGAAGAGGGACGCAAACGGAGATTGGCAGTTTATCGAAGAGCCGAGGCAAAAATCCGCACAAGACGGCTATCTCCATTCAGTCACGAACACCTATAATATGAGTAACGATGGTTTAAAGCAAATGGCAGAGCAGATGATAGAGATTAAGAACACCTTGATATTCAGAGTCTTAGGGCAGAGATAAAAAAAGTTTAAAAAAAACCTTGACATTTGCACGATATACCCTCATAATAAAGGCTTAACAATTAAGAAAGAAAACTAAAAGGAAATTTAAAATGATTATTACACAAGGAAAAAAGTCAGTCGTCAAGAGTCACGATTTTCAAGAAACCTCATGCACGATTGATGCAGAGGATATGCGGTATGTCGCATCACTCTTGAGGAACAATTACTCAAATCCAACCTTTGCGACAATTCGTGAAGTTATCGCAAATGCGGTAGACGCAAATCTCGAAGCGAGGGCAACGAAGAAGATTGAGGTTAGCCTTCCAACAAGCCTAAATCCAACCTTTTGTGTTCGTGACTATGGTGGAGGTTTATCGCAAGAAGAAATGATTGAACTTTACTCCAAGTTTGGAAAGTCAACCAAGAGAACTTCAAACAATTATATTGGGGGTTTCGGCATTGGCAAGTTCGCACCATTGAGCTATGGAGATAGTTTTTCGGTAGTTTCGTGGAATGGTGGAACGAAAACCACTTATAATGTTTTCATTGATGAAAATGAAGATACGAAAATTCTCAAGCTAGACGAATCGCCAAATTCCGTGACTGACGAAGGATTGGAAATCCGTGTTGCGATTGCAGATGAAGATGTATCTAATTTCAGACAAGAATGTTTGCAGTTCTTTCAATTCTTTAGGGAAAGACCAACGATCAAGAATCTTGGAGATGATAAGGTTAAGGATGTCGATAAGTTCCTAGAGGGAAAGGATGACGCTTGGTTCTTCACCGAAGGAGAGCATCGAGGATATGGACATAATGCAAGTGCCATAATGGGAGATGTAGTATATCCCATCAATCCATATTCCATGAATTTTTCGGGAGATGACAGTAGAGGCGATTGGGAAGCAATCAAAAATTTGTTAAGTTGCGAAAATCTGTACCTGCGTTTCCCTATCGGAACATTGAAGTTGCACCATAGTCGAGAGTCTATTGAATACAACAAGAACACACAAGAAATTATCTTCAATAAGACTAGGGAAGTTCTTTTGGACATGAAGGAGATTGCAACCAACAAGCTAAAGGATGCACAAGACTTGTGGGAAGCAAAGAGATTATATAACTCCATAGTAAATACTATGGATTACAGTTTGCGAGGCATTTTCAAGGATGCGTTTTATTGGAAGAAGGTGAAGATTGAGAGTGCGTATTTCTCTACGGAGAGACTGCCTACTAGCGATTATCATACGGAAGATATGAGCATCAAGGTCTACACCAAAAGAGAGGATGCAAATGTTACAGATGGGTACGCAGTAAAGACCCAAAAAGAGCGTTATGCTTACGCCCAAAAGGGTTCAGTCCTTGCGTTAAATGATGTAGAGTCAACGCATGGTGGAGCATTGAGGGCGAGAACCATCTTCCGTAGTGATGATAGCATTGAGTCGATTTACTGCATTAGATTTAATAATGCAAAAATCAAGAAGCAGTTCACGGACAGTCAGCATTTTAACAAGGTTTCTAGCAAGAACATAATAAGGTTCTCCAAAACCGATAAGGCTAAAATTACTCGTAGTGCTTCAAGCCATAGCAAGGGGAACTCAAGAGCCAATATAGCCTTGTTTGAATTTGACATGGAAGGCAGAAGGTCTTATCGGAATACTGATTGGTGGAGTAATTCAACCTCAAAAGAGGTGGAAAATGGAATTTTCGTACCCATTTATAATTATAGGTTCGTAGACCCTTCAACCAAGGATGAGGTATTGCAACTCCGCACACTCAAGGACGCATTATCTCAACTAAAGGAAATGAATGTGAAAGTTCCAAGGGTTTATGGCGTTAGAGTTAAAGACATAAAAAAAGCTGAGGAATTAGGTTTGGAGTCAATCTCAACTTTCTACAAGAGGGAGGCGAAGAAGCTACTTAATAACAAAGAAATTTTAGTTAAGGTAGCTAACTACAAGGAATTAGACGCTCACTTTAGCGGGACTTGGTATAATCTTGAAACTCATCAAACAGGCGGATTTTTCAGTTATTGCAAGAAGAACAATCTCTCTAAAGATAGTTTGATGTATAAATTCTTGGAGTTAAACTCCATGAAGGGGAAGATAGAAGAAGAAGTTCGTCCGTATAATCGCCTAATCTCTCATTTGAGCCACTTTGACAAGCAATACGAGGTTTCTAGCGAAAAACCCTCATTCGACTATTCTTTAACAAGAAAGTTGATTTACAAGACCTACCCGATGATTCAGCATCTTACTTTTTCCGATTGGGGTGACCATAAGGAAGATAAGGTAAATGGTTTGGAGTATGTTAAACAGATGGATAATTTAATGGAATTAGAACAAAGCAAGAATATGGAGAAAGTGGCTTAAAAGCCCTTTCTCATTATTTTGAAAAAAAGTTCTTGACAAACAAACAAAACTAGACTATACTATAAGGATAATAAGTTAAAAAAGGTTAGAAAGAAAAAGATTACAATGAAAAAAGTACCATACAACATCACAGAAGATTCAATCGTAGTGGTTTGGGATGAAAAGCCCTATACCATCCGTAAGGACAACGCAAACTTTAGAGCATTAAGAAGTGCATTGTTTGAAGGTCGTTACGATGATGTAGAGCAATACCTAGACATCAAAAAGGCGGTAGAGAGTTTCGTAGATGGAAGTGTCGAAGTCAAGGAAGATTCGGTTTATTATCATGGTCATGCGTTGCATGGAGTGGTTGTAGACAAGTTGCTTGAGATGCTCCGAAGCGGAATGAAGGACTCTTCGCCAATAGTTAATTACATCAAAAGATTGATGGAGAACCCCTCGTCAAATTCGGTTGACCAACTTTACACCTTTCTTGGGTACAAGTCTCTCCCGATCACTCCCGATGGCAAGGTTTTAGGCTATAAGGGAGTTCAAGAGGATTTTTGGTCAAACACAGGCAATGCGGATACGATTGTCGTGCAGGGTCAAACCAACGAGCGTCATCAAATCTACAATGAAGTCGGTGAAACCATCGAAGTTCAGCGTAGGTGCGTAGACGATAACAAGAACAATCATTGTTCCTTTGGACTCCATATTGGGTCTTACGACTATGCGAATGGTTGGGCAGGAAATAGCGGGAAGTTGCTTCTTGTCGAATTTGATCCTCAAGATGCAGTTTCAGTTCCCGATGATTGCTCTTTTCAAAAATTAAGGGTGAGCAAGTACAAGGTGCTTGCAGACATCTCCGATACCCGACAAGAGCTTAATAAGGCGGTATATGAGGCGAACAAGCCCATCTACGGCTCAAACTCAGACGATGATTGTGATGAAGATTACGATTATGATTATGAGGATGACATTGGGGACGACTACAATGCGGATGAGTTAAACATACGGAATTATGTAGAGAATAAGCATGAGCATGGCGAAGAACCAACGCTGAAGCAAATTCAAAGCAGAATGAAGGGTGCAGGATTAACTTGCCGAGAAATCCTCGATGTTCTTCACAACCATGATTTCATGGTGGAGAATGACGAAGATAGGGCATTGTCTCAACAACGAGTATTAATTTCTTAATCATGTGGTGTTTCGGGGTTGGGCGTTTATTTTCCTTTTCGCCCTCCCCGACTCACTTTTTTTCGGCATAAAGCATTTACTTAAATAAGATGGAAAACAAGACACTAGAAGATATTAAAACCATAGACGAATTAAAAGAATTTGTAGGAGATGATGATCTGACAGAAGAAGAATGGATTGACTTAATTGCATTCGTAATAGAGAATAATAACAAAGAGTCATAACACTTAATTTCAAATAAAAAATTAGTAATTCATAACATAATTCACAATGAAGCCAACTCAAAGAGAAAAATCAGCGACATTAAGGTATGTTGTTTTCGATCAAAACGGAAAATACATGAGTGCTTATTCCGCTCAATCTAGGTCATTTTCGATGAAAGAAGCCTTTAAATGGGCAAAAGACACCGCCAACCATTGCAACGGAGTTGTTAAGGTAGTAAGAGAAGATGGTATGTCATACGAGGTATATGAGGGTTATTCCAAATCATCTGCTAAAAAGCGTAAGTAATTATAACTCATAGGGAAATAAGCAATAAGCCGAAAAACCTTTAAATTGAGGTTTAAATAGCATTAGACTTAAATAACAAGTGGGTAAGGATGGGTCAAAATGGTTCGATATGGGATAGCCCGACTTCTATATATATCAAATAAAAAATACTTATTCTTTCTCAATTACATCATAACCCAACTAAATAACTTTAAACTTGATATGGAATATATAACAATAAAAAACAAAATTACAAACAAAGAAGCGACAAATATAGTATTAGGTTTAGCTCGAAATAAATTAGATGAAATGAGAGTAGAGCGAGTTAAGAAAACAAATTCCATGTTTGAAAATGCAGAAATAAGAAAATGCCAACAGGCAATGGAAATTGTAAAAGATTTAATGACAAATAAATCAGCGACTTAATAATATAAAATTATGAATGCGATTCGGCTAAATAATTACGAATAGAATTTAGCTAAATAAAATGCGAATGGTTTTCGACTAAATAAGAATAAGGTCGATAAACAGACTCAAAGCCCGAAGATAATTGTAAACGATTTTGGGCGAAATAAAGTAAATCCGAGCGAATTTGAACAAATTTGAAGGAATATTAGCGGATCTCAAGTTAATTCAGCAAAACCTAGTTGCATTGAAAAAAGGGTGAATTAAAGAATTTGAACCTAAAGTAAAAAAGTTCTTGACATTTGGTCTAAGATTTGAGATAATATAGGCATGATAACGAAAAAGGAAGAACGATTAGACCTAAGTTTAATTGAAAAGCATATCAAGATTGCTAAAGCTAATCCACTAAAGAGTGGAACAAACAAACAAGGATACCGAAAGCCAACCGCATCACCTAGTTTGGATAAATTTTTAAGCAAGTTAAGTAAGGGAGCAATTAAGACCAATACAGAATATTGGGACTCTCTTACTATCAAGAATGATTTTGAGTATTTTCAAAGATGGGTATTTGCCATCTGTTCCGTGCATACGACATGGGAGTCTAATGTTAAAGGTTATAATTTATTGATGAGCGACCTTTCTTGGACAATCAGCAAAAAGAGATTGGAAGAGATCATACACAAGAGTGGTCTTGGTATGCACACAAGGCGTATAAAGGGACTTTGGCAACTCGTTGAGGGTTTCAGACATAATCCCAAGGAGTTCTATAAGAGCGACTTAGAAAATTGGGAGGAGGCAAGGAATCGGCTAGTTGGACGAATTTTTGGGTTAGGTTACGCCAAGACCACATTCGCCATTACACTATCGTTTCCTACTCAAGCCAAACTCGTTTGCCTTGATGTTCACATTTTACGATTCATGGGTTATGATAGAGATGGCACTCCAAGTGGTAAATTCTATTTAGACATGGAACAAGTATGGTTGAAGATTTGTCGCAAGCACAAAGTCAATCCTGCCGTTGTGCGAGAAATTTATTGGGATAGGGTTCAGAACCGAATGAATCCTCGCTATTGGTCTTATTGCCTTGAGCGATGAACGATAATTACACAGAAAAAATCATTGATTTACACGAAGCAATAGACTTTCTAGTTAGTGAAGGGACTGAGGATTTTTCAGAAGAGCATCTATTAGAGGTACATACAAAAATAGGTGGCGTGGAAGAAACTATTGGTTGGTTTGAAGAAAGGAATGATTTCGATAGAATAATTTATGAGTTGACACATTTACGAGATTGGCTTATACTGTATATTAGAGGCGTAACAGAATTTTAATCAAACAAAAAAATGGACATAATTGAAGAACTGAAAAAAGCTAGAGCAGAACGCATGGAGGAATTAGTTGATAATATTGCTGAACTTAATCCCGAAGCTATTTTGCTAGAACCGCAAGAATTTTACAATCCAACTATCATGGGGTATGATGAAGGAGGCAGAGTCGTATACTCTGTTGATATGATTCTACAAGGTCATGTAGAGGAAGACGGCATGACCCATGAGGAAGCTATTGAGTTTTTTGAGTTTAATACAATCGGTACATTCATGGGTATGGATAATCCGAACAAACCTATTTTCATGTACGAAGAATGAGAAGAGAAGAATATATCTGTAAGGACATTGCTTACAACAATGCAAAGGTAGCCGAACTATGCGGATACCCAAAGGTTTTAACTTCACTAGAAAAAAAGTGCAGTATACATAATAAGGTAAGAAAGATACTTGGTCGCAGACTAGTAAGAAGAAATGCAAACAAATTTGCACATAGTGCTTGACAATAACCGAATTATATGAGATAATATATACATAATGAAAATTAGATATGATGAAAATTATTTGGAGGTTGGCGATTTCCGCTTGATCCGAATAGATGACTATAATGTAGAACTTCAAGAGTTGAGCGACAAGGGTTGGGAATTTGTTGGTTACTATGGAGACTTAGCAAATGGAGTTCGTAAGATGTTTGCAGAGACAATGAATAAAATCCGCAGGACGCTTATAGCCGAAAGCCCGATTCACCCATACCTTGAGATGTTTGGGGATGTTGAAGAAGTTGGAGGGAAGGTAAAGGCAAGTTGTTCGAATAAGGCTTTGGGCATAGACCATATGGTACTCTCCAAGGTAGAGGAATGGGACGGAAATAAGGAATTCGATGGAGGGCAAATATAATGAATGAAGCATATCGTGAGCATTTGGAGCATGAATTTGGTGCCCAGTTCGATAACATTAGGGAGCGTTACGCTTCCGAGATTGAAGATTTAAGGCAAGACGATCTTGCTTATGCAGATGAAATGGAATATAGGCAAAAAGTGTATGATGCAGGTTTTGGAGATGATTGTGAAGCATATGAAAATGCTACCGCCCTTGGATGTTTTGTCGAAATCGTAAAAAAAGACGAAGAAAGTTCTTGACAAGTTACGCATTTTGTGCGATAATATAGGTATGATGACAAAAACACTACCAAAATTATTTAAGATTGATTCTGTCGGCAGATTGCGAGAATGGCAGGTTCATATTGACGATTCATGCTTTTATGCAATAAAGGGACTCGTTGAAGGCAAAAAGACCCAAGACAAACCAACCTGTTGCGTGGCTAAGAATGTTGGACGCTCCAACGAAACGACTCCGCAAGCACAAGCAGGTTTTGAGGCTCAGTCTAAATGGCAGAAGAAGTTAGATTCGGGTTACGCACAAACACCCGAAGAAGCAAAGACTAAAAAGTTCTTTGAGCCAATGTTGGCGTTGAATTACGATGATCGAAAAGCGGAAGTTCAATACCCGATTTATTCGCAACCAAAATTAGATGGAATTAGGTGCATCGTCCGTAAGGAAGGTGATGAATTAGTCGCTCGCTCAAGAAAGGGTAAAGTGATTGATGCAGTTCCGCATATTCTATCAAGCCTCAAAGGTTTGTTTGCCCAACATCCCGATACGATTCTTGACGGAGAACTTTACAATCACGAATTGAAAGAAAATTTCAATAAGATTACATCTCTTGTTCGCAAACAAAAGCCTGTTAAAGGAAAAAATGACACGGATGCAAGTTTTGCCAAAAAGCAAAAAGCCTTTGCCGAAAGACTTGAAGAAGCAAGAACGACAATCCAATATTGGATATACGATACTCCACAAATTAACATTTTAGATAGTAGCACAAAATTTTCCTTGCGATTGGAGGAGTTGAATTCTCTTTTCCCACAAAATGATTCTTTGGTTCTCGTCTCAACATCGCAAATTCATAGCGAGAAAGGTTTGGACGAAATGTACGGAGTGTACCTTGAGGATGGGTATGAAGGTCAAATGATTCGTACTAATTCGCCATATGATGAAAACAAGAGAAGCAAAACCTTGTTAAAGAGAAAAGACTTTCAAGATGCAGAATACAAAGTAATCGACATTGAAGAAGGTAATGGCAATAGAAGGGGTACTTGCAAGCATTTAGTTTGTTTTTGCCCAACTACCCAAAAAACATTTAATTCTAATGTAAAAGGTTCTTGGGAATATCTTAAAGAGATATTGGATAATAAAGATCAATATATTGGCAAGGAAGCTACAATAAAATTCTTTCAACTTACGCCCGATGGTATACCGAGATTTCCGTTTGCAATAGCATTCAGAGATTACGAATAAGGCTTGACTTTACTGACAAAACAAAGTATAATGTCTTATAACAAGAGAGGAAAAAGAATGAATGGAATTATTGATATACTTAATATCGTTTGGAATAATGTATTGGTACTTAATGAACTTAGATAACTAAACAAAGGAAAAAACATGATAGACCCAAAAAAAGTAACTAACTATAATCGAACTCAATGGCAACTACAAGAGTTTTTGCTATACTGCATATGTGTCGCAGGAAAAAAGAGTGAGATTGAAACACGCAAACTAGACACATTTCTAGAAGGAGCAAGAGACCAAAGTCTGTACCCATTTGACTATATTAGGCATTTAAGGGCAACGGGCGATTTGGTTGATGAATTGGCACGATGCAAGATTGCACCTTATAAGGCAAGACTTAATTCATTTGAAGATTGTGCAGATTTAATGCCCGATGACTTGATTGGAATTACGATTAAAGAATTGCAAGAGGTTCGTGGAATTAGCACCAAGACTTCGAGGTTCTTTCTTACTCACTCAAGCGAGGACTATGATGAGCCTGTTTTAGATACCCATATTTTGCGGTACTTGCGTGATCTTGGGTACAAGAATGTACCAAAGGCAACGCCCCAAAATCCCAATATCTACGAAAAGTTTGCAACCATGTTCAAGCGTTTGGCTAATTTTGAAGGCATGAGTGTGGCAGATTTCGATCTGAAGATTTGGAAAGAGTATTCATATGGAAAGCAAATATCCTAAATATAGGAGGATTAAATATGGCTCAAAGATGGAAGCATAAGTTGCGTAAAAAGATTTTGTACGGAAAACCAAAACCCAAGCCCAAGAAATACGACTTTTGAATTCGGTTGTCATCATGTCGATCCCTCACTCTACGGAGTGGGGGATTTTTTTTGCAGGTGATATATTACATAAGTGCTTGACTATCAACGACTTGCGCGAGCGGCCGCCGCCGCTGTAAACCCTTGGTGGGCAGGAGGTTACGACTATTTTTAATTTTATCAAAAAAAGACTTGACTTTGCGCCGTTTTCTGTCATACTATATATATGATACGAACAAAAAGGGAAGAAAGATACGAAATTGATTTTGGTCGAGAGGTTTTTGTCTACAAGAATCTCCATAAGGATTGTTGGAGCATAAAGCAGGATGGTTTAGTAAAAGCCCATACGGACGATGTTACCCTTTACAATGTAAACATGAAGGTAAACCAAAAGGGTAGGAAAAGAGTTCTTAGGGAAAAAAGAAAAAATGTCCATGCAGGAATCAAAGGCTATCTCAGCCATAAATTTTTCTCGGATGTTTGGGATGATATTGCAGAAACTGAGCTTACAGAAATCACTTACAACCCGTACAAGTATGCGTCTTTCGTGGATAAGGCTACAGAAAAGCCTAGATGGTTTGCTTGTATCGCTAAACTGAATAAAAAATCTGTTTTTGTTGAAAAAAACGCTTGACAAAACCCCGAAAATTTGAGATAATATACTTATAACAATAAAAAAAGGATAATTAAAAATGGTTAATATAATAGACACGACTGAGATTCAATCTCCAAAAGTAAATCTTAACATCTGTGGTGGCAATCACACGAGGGTTGATTTGAGCGAAGTTGCTCAAGTTGGAACTCCCGAAGCTACAGAAACTTGGCGTCCAATTGGACATACCTTTCTAATCGACAAGGTGCAGTCTCGTTTGGCAGACAGAGGTTTTGAGGTTTTGGGTGAATCCCACAATCTTGCCCGAAATGGTCAAAGGTACTTTGGTTTGTTTCAAGTATCCCACAAGGATAGAGAGAATAACGAACGAGGCACAATCGTTGGATTGCGGAATGCTCACGATAAGTGTTTTCCTGCAGGATTATGTGCAGGAGATGCACCATTCGTTTGCGACAATCTCATTTTTCACAATGAGGTAACACTTGCCCGAAGGCACACCAAGAATATTCTGAATGACCTTGACCAAGTTATTTCTCGGACGCTTGGAAAGTTGTTCGGAATGTGGAACAAGCAAGACAATCGGATCGAGGCTTATTCTCAATTTGAGCTAGAAGATTCCCAAGTGAACGACCTTGTTGTTCGTTCTTGTAAGGCAGGAGCATTACCCAAGTCAAAGATTATGGATGTCGTTGAGCAATGGCAAGATTCTGACCACGATGAGTTTTCTCATAGGAACATGAATTCGCTTTACAACGGATTCACCGAAATCTACAAGGGAAATCTTATGGCTCTTCCGAAGCGTTCTGAAGCATTGCACTCTGTGCTTGACGCTGAAGTTGGATTTGCAATAAACTAAGGAATAAAATTATGAAGTTAGAAAAAGTACTAGAAAATCACAAAGGTAGATTTGTATCTCTTCTCGTCCAAAGGGGCGATGAGCGTAAACGCCATTCCGTTAAAGTCGGAGCAAGCAATAAGCTTATTTGCTTTAGGGATATGAACGCGGGAAACCGCCGCGTCGTTCCTGATCAAATACTCAAGGCTAAGTGTGGCGGAGCTGTATTTGTCAGTAAGTCGGTCTAGGTTGTAACGTCGCACATGCGGCGCAACGAAGGGTCCACTGAGTATTCGGTGGGCCCTTTTTTTGTAAGCTGTTGCCAGTGAAGGGCTTGCGAACGCGGGGGCCGATGCCGCAAGTTGTTGGCTAACAAGGGGTAATGACTATTTTTTTATTTTACAAAAAAAAGCTTGACTTCGGGGTGGTTTCTGTCATAATTATAGTTATGACAATTACAGAGTTAACCAAAGAAGATTTGCAGGTCATTTTCGATGTCCTCAATGTTTACGACCCGAACGACATTCAACAGGTTTATCCCGAAATGGGAGAAAAAGAATTCCTAGACGGAGTGACAACTGCGTGGAGGAAGATTCTTTCCGTTTTGGATGAGACCACAAAAAGCCGACAACAATTCAAACTAGGAGTATAAAAAATGGGACTAGATCAATACGCATACGCAACGCCTCAAGAAACAGAGGAACAAGAAGAACTAGCTTACTGGCGTAAGCATAACCGACTACAAGGTTGGATGGAAGAACTTTGGGAGGATAAGGGTAGACCGAATTTTAACGATGTTGAAAATCCAATGGGAGACTTTAATTGTCAACCCCTTGAACTCACACATACAGATCTTGAGCAACTTGAGGCAGAGATAACGAACAAGACTTTACCCGAAACAGGTGGGTTCTTTTTCGGAGACGATAGTTTCGATTGGGAAAGCGAAGATGGTAAACCTTTTGAAGAAGGGGATTACTTCTATAAGTTGACTGATTTGAAGTTTGTCCAAGATGCTCGCAAGGCAATTGAGGACGGAAAAAAGGTTTATTACAATTGTTGGTGGTAAGCAATAAAAAGCTTGACAATTCACATAAAATTTGAGAGAATTATATAATGCAAACAATAGACATTACACCAAAATGGGAGGCACTTATACCTGCGATGGTTCAAGTCCTCAGAAACCCAAAAGCCAACTTCGAGTCCATTAAAGGCATTACCGAGGAACTTACTCGTCTTGCAAAGATTGTGGATACTCAAAATGAGAAAAACAAAAATGAACGATAAAGTAGAGCAACCTGTTAATTCTTATACCGAGTTTGAAAAGCTCGCATGGATTTCTGATAAACAAATTCCGACAGTTGACTCAGAGGTCAATGTCAAGATCAATGGTATCGGTCGCTCCAAAGTCCTCAAGTACTTTGTTGAGCATGGTTTCATTGGATTGCTTGTTCAACCTTTGAATCCCCCAACTTGGTACATCAAGCAAAATGGTGCGAATGAACCTTGCCATGTTTACCCTGCCGAATGTCTTGAGCTTGAGGTTCGTGACGAAGAAGGTAAGGTTGACTCTGAATTTTACGACAAATCTTTAACAACTGCTTAAGAGAGTATACTTATGACAAACGAAGAGATAAGAGAACAAATCCAAGAAAACATCATTGCCTACATTGATAGTAAGGCATTCCTTCACGCAGAACAATTCAAAGATGACCTTTGCCAAATTGTAGTCGATTGTTTTGCTGAAGATAAAAAGAAGGAGAATAATGCCGACAGATATTACTATCACCCCGAAGAGGTTTTTAACCGAGAATGGTTTGAGCGAAACAATTCCAAACTTTAGGCTTGACAAAACCCCGAAAATTTGGGAGAATATACTTATGAATTATTCAACAGATGAACACGAATATACTGAATTAAAAGCTCAGTTTCACCAAGAAAGAATGCTTGAGCCAACTGAGCCACATGATGGGGGCTATCTTTTGGTTGATGACAACCAAGTGGAAGAACCCGTAGCATTTCGCTCTGTCGATGGAGCAGTTGATTGGAGTGGGTGTTACGAAAATTATACAGTTTACCAACTGAAGAAAGTTTTATGAACAAGACACAAGTATTAACAGGCGACCAAATCACGCAATACAGAGCAAGGGTATTGCAGAAGGCGTTATGGCTAGAACTCAAGGGAATGCAAAGGAGAGGACAATCGGCTTACTCCATCATAAAGCAGGAGTTTGGGCTAAAGGGTAATAAGCAATCCGTACACGACCAACTAAAGGAGATTCTCGATGGACAGTAAAATGAGTTTTGAGGCAGGTTATGTAGATGCGGTTTGTGCGAGGGATGAATTGGGCGTTATGCCTCCTTTGGATAGACCAACATACGATGATGACGCAGAAATGTGGGAATTGTGGTTTGAATACTTTGACCCATATGAAGGCTCTAACGACTTGGTTTGCTTGCCATTTGAGACTATTGAGGAAGCTCAAAAAGTAATTCGGGATATTCAAACCGAACGATTCGGCAATCAGAAATTACTTGACGAAAAAAAAGAGAAAGCTAAAAAGGAGAAATAGGGGCGAGCCAAATATGGGGCAAATATACCCCTTGGTCCGCTCTCTACCTCAGATTCAATTAAGATACCTAACGCTTTCGTAGTCAACGACTTATGGAGGCGGGGGCCGCGCCCGTAACCTATTGACAGTCAAGGTGTTGCAACTATTTTTAATTAAACAAATTTTTTGCTTGACTTACAGGGGGAATCTGTCATACTATAGGTATGATTAACAGTAAAGACAGAATGAAAGAATTCAATAAACTTCCTCCAAACACAATTGCTTGGGAAACCTTTAAGCGACTAGTCGGTCAATTCGGGCTTGAAGGTGGAATTGAAAAAGCAAAAAAGATTACGAAAAAGCTTGACAAGCAAGGCTAATTGTACTATTATAAAGGCATGATTAAAACAACTCTACTCACGGCAGGAAATGCCAAAATTGTTAAAGGCGAAGCTTTCGGATATATGACCAAAGGCATCCATCTTGCTCCTGCAAATCTTTCGGGCTATGAAGCTTGTCAATGGCGTAGCAAAGGATGCACAATGGCTTGTTTGAATACTGCGGGTCGTGGTCAGCAAAATTCTGTCCAAGATTCACGCATTGCAAAGACAAAGTTGTTCTTTGAGCAAAAGCTTGCGTTCATGGAAAAGCTTGCAAAGGAAATTGCTTCGGGCATTAAGTCAGCAATCAAGAAAGAAATGACTGCGGTTTTTCGCCCTAACCTTACAAGTGACTTGACTTGGGAAAACATCGAAGATGAAGATGGGCAAACTCTTATGCAAAAGTTTCCCGACACGCAATTTTATGACTACACCAAGTCGTTTATGCGTATGGCTCAATTTATCAATCGCAATCCCGATTTTCCTAGTAACTACCATTTGACCTTCTCTCGTTCAGAGAATAACCAAAAGCTCGTTGAGATGGTTTTGCAAATGGGTGGTAATGTTGCGGTCGTCTTTCGTGGTCAACTCCCCAAGACTTGGAAGGGTTACGAAGTCATAAATGGTGACGAAAATGATTTGCGTTTTTTGGACAAGCAAGGTGTGATTGTCGGTCTTATCGAAAAGGGTCTTGCGAAAAAGGATGAGACAGGATTTGTGCAGGAAGGGATAAATTCATAATGGATTACTACGAGTCAGCCGAGGGTTTGACCATAACAAGAGATAGAGCATTGCAAGAGGTGCGTAGTCACGGAGCGTGCATTTATTGGTTTTTCCATGAAGTGGGTCGCAAAAAAGAATATTCCGCACAAGAGGTTCTTGATTGGTTAGGCTACTAAGTTATTGATAGTCAGGCACTTGCGTGCGCGGGGGCCGCGTGGCTAAACCCTTGTCGCCCAACGCTTTACAACTATCTTTAGTTTCATGAAAAAAAGCTTGACTTTGGGGTCGATTCTGTCATACTATAGGTATAGTTCTTTTGATAGTTTAAGTATTTTTGTGGGGTTGTAGCTCAGTTGGTTAGAGCCTTGTCCTCCTTCATCGTGAAATTCTAGATAAATTAGCGAACGGCTTAATTATCCGTGGAGCAAACAAGAGGTCGGTGGTTCGAATCCACCCAACCCCTGCTCTTTCTGTAGATGCGAAAGCATTGAACAACGAGGCGTCAGCACACGCCTACAACCTTCGGGAGAGAGAAAGAGGTTCACAATTTTGAGAGTCCAGTACGAAGCCTAGTAGGACAGGAGAATGTGTCACATCGTCAGTAAGATGGCGTAGGATTTATTGCGGTGGCTACGCAACTCTCAATTCACTTTATATTTCAAAGAAAAAGCTTGACAACTGCCCCATAATTTCATAGAATATATACATAATTAAAAAAAGGAAAACTATGTACAGAATTGATGACGAAAACGAACACTTGAACATTGACGATAATATAGGAGCGGAAGTTGCAATGGACGCTTGTATGGGGGCAATACATGAGTTACTGCTCGATCCAATGATAGCAAAGGACGAGCTTTCCGCAGAGGATGGAGTTCTGTTTGCTGTAATAGGACAGACCTTAAAGACTATTGCCTTGAAGGCTCAAGCCTACGAAGATGTTTACGAGAAGGGTATTTTACCCAAAAATTCTCAAAATTAACCCTTGACAAACTCTCTTAAATTTGCTATTATATATACAATGAAAAGAATAAAACTAACCGAATACGCAAAGTCGCTAATCTCAAAACTTGGTCAATCCATCTTGTTTATTACAGATGAACCAAGGAAGCTAAACCTTCTAAAGAAGTTCAGCTTTCGCTATAAGAAAAATGGCTTTACCATTAATCGAGTCGTGAAGGCAGTTGATTATGTCAACGCAGTTTCGACAATTCGCACAGAATACCCAAAGGTGGTTGTGCAAGAGATTAAGGAGGTTGCTTAGTGGAGAATGAGTTCGACTCCCCTTTCGTCCTCACCTGCATTGATGACCTTGCGGTAATTATGCGAAAAAATCATCCTGCCTATAAAGAGAAAAAGGGAGACAGATATTTGAGTTTGGATTGCGTCCTAGCTAATGAAGGAAAATTAGCAGATATAGCAGATCAATTTCACTACGGAAACAATGACCCGATATGGGTTTTAGAAGAAAAATAATTATGTCAGTATCAAAAAACAGTCGATGCTCTGAAATCATGCAAAACATGACTCAAGGCAAGTATGTAAAACAAGGAAAATTTGCAGATTACGGGTCTATTCCCGAAGATAGCATTTATTACCACACAAAGCTCGCAGAAAAAGCGGATGCGGAAAGGGCAGAGAGAATTGCACAAAGCAAGATAAGGCTTAGGGCAAAAGGTTTGGCATGATTGATACGGAACATCATTACCTTGTCATGCAAATACGAGATTTGCTAGAGAAGAAGCTAGACCTTACAGTCCGAAATCATGGACTTTGGAGAATTCAAGCCTTAATCCATGACGAACTAGAGGAGAGAGACCTGTTAGAGTCGAGTGGAGAGGTGAAGCTCCCCGACATGGGTGATCACGCAAATCCCTGATAGCCAGGCACTTACGTGCGCGGGGGGCGCGAGCCCAACTCGTTGATAGCCAACGCCTTGGGACGAAAGAAAAAGCTTGACATATCTTCGGTAGTGGTGTATGATGTATGTATGATGAAAATTAAGATAAGGAAAACAATGATCTTCACTAAGGCTCGACCTCACAAGCTGAAGAATAAACTTCTTGAGCGTAAGCAAAAGCACAAGAAAAAGCTTGACAAGGACTCTTAATTTTGCTATATTATAGGTATGATTAAAAACACAGAACCTCTCTTTAATTTTAATGTCGTGGCGATTCATCGCAAAACTGGCAAGGTTCAGTTTGTGACCATGCCCGCACCAAGCCAAAAGGACGCAGATGATTTTGTTGCTGATGTACAGCCCGATTGGATTGTGGTTCGCTCGGGGGAATAATTTATGGAAAAAAAATACGAAGTATTAGAAAACGGAACTTGCTACCCTCACAACTCTTTCAAGAAGTGTCGTGAGGGCTTAGGGAAAGCTTACGAGAACGCAGAGCAAGCTTTTGAGGAAAAAGGTTGGGAGCTTTGGCAACTTGAAATCGTTTGCTCTACTTACGATGCTACGGGCAAGGTTGTTTCTTGTGAAGTGATTGAGGAGTTTGATGTACCAAATGAAGGGTATATTGACGAGAGCATGGACGGAGATTTCGATTCTGCCATGACTTCTGCAGGCTTAGGAACTGACGAAGATTATGGTAGCTTCGGAGACGAAACCTATGGAGCGGACTTTTGATGTATAAGTTTATTCACGAACACCATGCGAGGCAATTTGTCTACATGAAACAGCAAAATGGAGTTGACACCATTCTCACCAAAGGTGAAGGATGTTGGTGGGTAGAGGAATTATAGTTTTCCTATCCCGTTGACAGTCAGTCATTTGCGGCCGCGGGGGGCGGCCTCCTAAAGTGTTGCGACACAAGGCTTTATGGGTGAAAAAAAGTTACTTTTATGAAAAAAAAGCTTGACTTTCGGTCAGATTCTGTCATACTTGTATACATGATTAAGAATAAAAAGGATATAACTCTCCCAAGTTTTGATGACTTGGTTTTTCAAGACCACCCGAATACTCCCGATGGAGTTCAAGCTCGCTTGAGCTTTGGGCATGATGACAGATTCAGTATTTCTGTTGTCTCAATGAAGGGTAAGGAGCAACAATTCGGTGGGCTTTATGGCTCTGTTGCAGACAATACTTACGAGGTCGCATTGTTTCATTACGACAGGATGCTTCCTTTGTCTGTTAGCGATGATGTTCTCGGTTGGCAAACTCCTACTGACATCACTAGGTTAATGCACCAAGCAATCCTAAACGATTTCGCTTGGGTTACCTTACTTCAAGAGACGAGAGATGAATTTAGGAAAGAATTAGACCTTGACTAATTAGCTAAAATTTGCTATTATACTATAATGGATACTCAATTAAACAACTACCGAGTTCTCAAAAACGGAAAATCAATGGGGAGTTTCATTGGAACTCTCGACCAATGCGTTAAGGCGATTCGGATACTAGAAGCCTCGCTTGATCGCTATACTCAACACTCACCTTATACCATAGGGAGAATATAATTATGGAAGATACAACTTACAACGGATGGAAAAATCACGCAACTTGGAATGTCGCCTTATGGATTGGTGGAGACGAAGGTCTTTATGAATTCGCCAAAGGTTGTGAAAATTATCACGACTTTGCTTCTCAGATGAGAGAATGCTTTGATTCTACCGAAACGCCCGACAGAGTAGCTTGGAATGATTCGGGGCTAAATTACGAAGAGCTTGATGAGATGATTCAAGACTTGGGTAAATAGTTGAAATAGGCTAAGCACAAATAGTCGAAATAGGCAACTGGCGAATAGAAAAGTTTATCTTAGCTTAATCATAACCAATTCCGTAAGCTCCTGATTAGCAGGGGCTTGCGGATGCGGGGGGCGCGCCCGTAAGCCGTTGAGGGGTAGCGATTTACGACTTGGATAATTTTATGTTTTTTTTCATTTATTTTCGCCCGTTTCCCTAAGATGCTGATAGACAGCGACATGGGGGGCAAGAAAAATGATGATTTAATTTGACAAACCGCTTTTTCTGTGGTATATTATAGTATAAGTTAAAGAAAATTATGATTACAATACTAATACACGAATTCCACTCTTTCATCTCTGTGAAGATTTTAGAGGGTGGAGAATTTCCACGAGTCCGAACAACGGGACGCCTTGACGGATTGCACAGAATCCTCAAAAATGAGCTTGCTCACTTCAAGCGAATGGGCATTGAAGTTTCCTTTGCCCGAAAGAACTCTGGCAAGTTCGGGGGAATAAAATGGAAAGACATCGCAAGCCTAAGATAAGGCTTGACTTTTTCCTAAAACTCTGTCAGTATACATATATGATTAAGAATAAAACAAAAGCTTTCGTTTTCGATTTCGATGATACGCTTGCCTTTACTGATGCAAAGGTTCATGTACTGAGTCCTTCAAGGCTAGTCCGTAAGAGCTTAACCCCTCAAGAGTTTAACACTCACAAGTTGCGTGAAGGTGAATGCTTCGACTTCTCCGATTTCGACAGAGCAAGCCTCATTCTTGACGGGAAACCTTCCGAGCTAATTGACTTGGCAAAGGATGTTTTCTCTGAAGGGCATTCTGTGTTTATCTTAACTGCTCGCATGGATTGCGTTTCTTCCGCTATCGCTCAATGGCTTACTGACTTCGGAATTGTTGCAAGGGAAGTTCATTGCGTAGGAGAAAAAGGCATGGACATTGCAAAGGCGAAAAGAATGGTCTTGCTTTCAATTATTGAAAACTTCGACAAGGTTTGGTTTTTTGATGATGATGCTCGCAACATTAAGCTTGCAAGCGATTTACCACTAAAGGCAAAGAAAGTTTGATTTTTCGCTTGACATTTAAGAAAAAATTTGCTATATTATAGGTATGATTAAGATAGAAAAGAATGGAAACTTCAGAGGTTTTTTTAATGTTTTTGCTTTCGGCAAGCTTGTCAAGCAAGTGCAGGGTCGGGCTAGAGCGGTCTCTTTAGCGGGTGACCTTGCAAAGCTAAACAAGCAAACCCACTTCGTGAACCACTCCAACAAAATGATAGAGGTGACCAAATGAATTGGGAGATACTTTTATTCTTGCCTTGGCTTGTTGTTTTTTGGGTCATGTTTCGTGACCTATTTGCGACGCAAAAACCTTGGTAGCCTAAGTCTTTGCCTAGCAACCGCTTAGGAGAGCGGGGCGCGCGCCCCCAACTAGCTGACAGTCAAGAACTTAGGTGGTGGAGGCAGGGCGGTCGCTGTACCCGTATGGGTTTGCACAAACCAATCATCTTCGCAAACTGGTTCGCTATCAAGACAAGCGACAAAGCCCACTTGATGAAAATTCATGCCCGTAATTCCGTTGACGCGTTCGCGTGTCGTTGGAGTGTTCCAACCTGCAAGGGTTGCAAAAACTACTCCGCTTACATCTCTGCGGATAATTTCATTACCATGCAAGAAAACGCTCGTGCCATCTGTGCGAGTGTTTCCGACTTTTAAGGATTCGCCTTGTTCAAAGGCTTTCTTGATTTGTTCTGTTACTTTTCTCATAAATTTAAACTGTGTCCATTTTGGGGACTCTTCGATCTTTTTTCATTTGTAAGTCAAGAGCTTCTTGGGCTATCTCAACAATCTGACCCATCCAATCCTCAATGTTGGAGGCGTGGAATTTAGCAAATTCTCCGTCCTCATCTTGCTTTTTTCTTGCTTGCTCGGCAATGCGTTCAGCCTTTTCGCCCATGCTTAGGACTTTCGAGGCGAGAGTGAAACCGCCTTCTTGTAGCGGAGTGTCGAGAATTTCTTTAAATGTAGTTTTCATTATGTATATAATATTAGCAGAGAATTGGCGATTTGTCAAGGCTTTTTTTCAATTTTCTCCTTAACCATTTGAGAAATCTTTTTAAGGATATTAGTTTTTCCCTTGGCTTTCATTATCAAGGCGAGCTTCTGAAGGTTTCTTTTTCTCTTAATCATACTAATACAATACCACAAAAAAATGGATTTGTCAAGATTTATTTTCGTTTTTTTTAATTTAGTCGTAAACTACTGGCAGTAAGGTAGTTACGAAAGCGGGGGCGGGACCCGTAAGTCCTTGTTGCTTAGCTAGTTGCGAAACTAATCAGGCAACCAAGATAGAAGCACCCGACCATAACCCCTGCGAATAGGGTGTATAAGACGGCACATATAATTAGGTTTCTGTATTCTCTCATGTGTTTTAGGATGTGGCGTAAACGAAAATTGTGGTGCAAGCCACAAGGGTAATCAGAAGCATTATAAAACGGCAGGGTTTACTTCACCGAAAGCTCCACATTTCGGGCAAGGCGATTCGTCATGCCACTCGATGAAAGCTCGCTTGCCGTTTGCATTTACATCCTCAAGGATATATTTTGCTGAGTCAAGGCAAAGGAATTTGTGAGCGTAAGACCTTGAACCCCAAGAATTTCCTGTCATGGTAATCATGAGGTAAGGGTTTTCAGGGACTTTAGTTTCGCCAATTAGTTTGATATTGTAGTACATAATTTTTTATTCTCCGAAGATTTCACGAAGCGAACCGCTGACATTTTCCATATCAACGAGATTTTCGTCATTGTCAAAATCGTCTTTGTCTTCCTTTTCGACTGCATCGAGGGAAAGAAATTCCTCTTTCACTTCGTCATCTGAAGCGTTTTGCACTCCATGCTCAAGGACAAATTCTTCCGCCTTGAGTTCTTCAAGCAAGCCTTGAAACTGCGGAGCAACTTCGGAAGCGTTCGCAACTGCGTTTTTAATTAGTTCTAGTCTTTTTGATTCTGTCATAAGTATAATCTAAAGGATTTTCGGTTAAAAGTCAAGCTTTTTTTTCAACTATTTTTAGCGTTCGTCCCAAACGCCTGCGTTTTGTTCCATGGACTTGAAGCCAACACGCTCCTCGAATTCGATCATTTCGACTTCCCAAATGGCATCTTCGAGGTGCTTAATTGAAAGGTTGATCGCATCGATTGCGTCTTGATTGGTAGTCTTGGCGAGCAAGGCGTGAGCATCTTTAAGGCGGAGTTTTAGTAGGAATGAATTCATATTTTTTATTTTTAGTAGTTAATCTTTCTTAATCTTATATATACAATATACCATAAGAATACCCATTTGTCAAGCGAATTGGCGTTTTTTCTTGTCGCGCAAAGTATTGCCATTCAGGGGGTTATGAATTTGATGAAAAAAAAATGAAAAAAAACGAAGAAAAAAACGAAAAGTTAAAAATGTTTTCGTAAGGTGCTGACTGTCAAGCACTTCTGTGCGCGGGGGCCGCCCTCGTAAGGCGTTGCCTATTAAGGCTTTACGCGGGAAACAAACCGTAACGGCGTTTACCGTTAGAGTTCGCAAGGCGAGAGCGGAGAAGCCTTTCGGCATCACGCTTACGCATAGCGATGGATTCGACTTGCCAAACAGAGCCTGCTTGGTTGAGGATGGATTTTAGTATATACATAATTTTTTAAGTTTTATTAAGGATTAAGCGAAGAAGCCATGCTTCTTGATCTCGCTAGGCTTGAACGCAAAACGCTTTTGAGAGCGGTAGAGACGGCAAAGGACGACTTTACCTAAAGAGTCGCTAGAGCCAAAGCCCATGACTTGGAAGATCCGCCCTTGGCGGTTGGTGACGATATCATTTTTCTTGAACATAATTTTTTCTTTCTTAATTTAACTTATACTATAATGTAACACAGTTTTGGTTGAATGTCAAATTTTATTTTGACTTTTTTTCATCTTTGGAGCGATGACGAATTTGAGGAGGATTTTTTCTCTTTGTGTTAATTTCATTGGTTGAACCTGTGGGGGTTTTCGAGTTTAGCAAGCTCGGCTTGCATTTCGGCAAGGTCTTCGCCAAAAACCTCATTGGCAACCTTAACGGACAAAGCCGTTTCGGGAGTTGCCTCATCGTTCATCTTTTCAAGAGCGGAGGCGAATGCTCCGATCTTGGCTCTTAATTCTTTTATTTTATTCATAATCTTTTTTAACTTTCTATATACAACATAACACACAAACAGGCAAAACGCAAATTATTTCTTCAACTATTTTCTTGCACAATCTTCTTGTGCTTCGCCTTGCGAGGCAAGACCTTATTACGCCTTTTCATCGGGCGGGACTTGGGCATGATTATTGTCTTTCTTACCTTAACTTTCATATGTATAACATAACACATAGGAGGGCGAAAGTCAAGCTTTTTTTTCACTTATTTCATGTCGTAAAGCCTTGACTATCAAGGGCTTCGGCGCGCACACCCCGCCCTCGTAAGGCGTTGGCTATTAGGTGGTTAGGCTTTTCCTACTAGATTCCAAGCAGTATGCCCTTTTGGAGCTTGGCAAGACTGAACGCCAAAGTCACGAAAGGTAATGTCTGCGACATCCCAAACATCGGAAACTTGAGCCATCCATTGCCCTTTAGTTGGTGCGTTTTTTTGGTACGGCAAAGTCTGATAAGTGCCGAGCTTGTCGCCATTGGCGAGCGTCATCTCTATGCGAGCTTGACGAAAGAGAATAAATGGAATATTGTTTTTAATCTTAATCATAATTGTTGAAATGGTAAATTGTTTAGCTTTTTAGCAATTCGGTTTGCCGATTGACGAAAGCAACGAATTGCTCTTGCGAGTCACGATTAGGCTTTTTTGATAAGCCACCGAAGGTGTTTTGCTCGAAGCCACCTAAGAGCATGACCCAAAATCTTTGGGTGTAGTTGAAACGGATTGTGAGATCTTTTTTTGTGAACATAATTTTTCTTTCTTTCTTAATTTAACTTATACTATACTATAAACCATAAAACGGCAAAAGTCAAATTATTTGGGCACTTTTCTTGTTTCGCTTTTAGTTGTTGCTCAACCACTTAGGAAAACCGTTAAAAAAAAGTGAAAAAAAACGAAGAAAAAAAACAGAAAACTAAAGGGTCTTTTATAAGGTGTTGACTACCAAGGACTTACGTGGACAGGGGCCGCCTGCCTAAGTGCTTATGGCTTAGGGGTTTACGCCTTAAAGAGGCCGTAGCGATATTTGCCCTTGCTATTCGCAAGGCGAGAGCGGAGAAGCCTTTCGGCGTCACGCTTACGCATGGCTATGGATTCAACTTGCCAAGCTGAGCCAGCTTGATTAAGGATTGCTTTTAGTATATACATAAATTTCTTATTCTCCATTGAGTTCGGTTGATACATCGAGCCACCATGTTTCGGGTTCGTCCTCTTGCGTAAAGTAACCCATTGCTTGCAGTTGGTCGAAGGCTTCGCCCTTTTCGGTGTCTGTGCCAAAGTTGAGAAGGTTGAGCCAGTAGTCTATAATGTCCATTTTCTTAGCTTTCGATTGTGTCGAAAAGGTCAGCGAATGAACCACTTACGCAATCCATATCGGTTTGTTCCTCATCGTTTTCGTCAATGTCATCCTTGTCGGATTCGACTGCGTCAAGGGAAACGAACTCTTGTTCAATGTCCTCTTTCGAGGCGTGTTGAGTTCCATGCTCAAGGACTAAATCCTCAGCGAGCTTTTCGGACTTGAGTTCCTCAAGCAATCCTTGAAACTGAGGAGCGACTTTTGTTGCGTTGGCAACGGCATTGGCGATAAGGGCGAATCTTTCTTTCTCATTTAACATAACTACATAATGACAGAATCTGAGAAAACCGCAAGCTAATTCGTATTCAGCTAACTTTCACTTGCGTAAAGCCTTGACAGTCAATGGATAGAAGAAGAATTTATTTTTAGGTATGTGCGGAGGAAAAACGCCCGAAAACTCAATCTCGACTTTTTTTATTGCACAAGCTATTGGTGCTCATGGGTTTATGGCAGAATTTTTCGTGATATTTTCGCAAGCTGTTGATACACAGGGGCTTGCGAGAGCGGGGGCCGCCCTCGTAAGGCGTTGCCTATTAAGGGCTTACCAGACGAAAGCTCCTGTTCCCTCTGGTCTGGCAGAGCCAGACGCTAGAGGGTGAAGCTCTAAGTCGGTGACTGGCACCGACCAAACCCTAGAGGAGAAGCCCCTAGCACGGACGACTGCGGTGTCGCCAGTTACGGACTCAACCACGCAGGAGAATCCACCGAAGAGAACTATATCGTTAATCTTAATCATACATACAATGTACCACAGAAACGGGCATTTGTCAAGAACTTTTTTCACTTATTTCGCTCCGTAAAGCCTTGGCTATCAAGGGCTTCGGCGCGCGGAGGGCGCCCTCGTAAGGCGTTGGTTATTAGGTGGTTAGGCTAGTCCCAAATCCCGCATTTCATCGTAGGTTGCCTCGTCGCAAGCGTCACGAACACCTTCGCGGTAGTTGTCGAGCCAAACATACTCGAAGCCTGTTTCGAGCTGATCGCTGAGGCGTTTAGGAAGCTCTTCGGAATCGCGACCTTCGTAGCCTGCTTCATAGGCTTCTTGTGCGATGTAGTCAATGTCTTGTGATTTGTACATACTACAGTATAACATATGAAAGGGACATATAGTGTCCACATGAAAGAAAGTTGTAAGTCACTGAGTATCAACGACTTACCGCCCCCGTCCCCGCCCTCGTAAGGCGTTGCCTATCAAGGGGTTAGCGTTGTGCTCGCTCAACTGCGTGCGTGATCTGTTGCTCTAGCTCGTGAATCTTTGAGTCTATGTCAATCTGTACGGATTGAATTTGTTGAGCTTCGGATGTCTTACCCGAACGCAATGCGTTCATGCGTTGAAGCGTGAGAGCTTGAAGGGTTGAGACTAGTCTGTCAATTTGTTCTTTTATCATAGCTTGTATTATAGGGGATTAAATGAATTTTGTCAAGATTATTTTTGCTTTTGTTGAGCCTCTAATTTAAGAAGCTCCACGGCATGAGCGTTGCGAGTCAGTACCCTTTGAAGGGCGAGGGCATTGTTTTTGGCTTTATCCGCAAAGTTAGCCCAGAAGCTAACACGCTCCCCATGCCAATTGATTAACTCTTTAACCCTATGGGATTCGTTTATTGTTTGATTTATTGTCATAATGTGTTGATTGTAAAGGGTTTATCTCAGTCGAAAAGACCATTGTCCCAATCCTTACGGACTGAGGCGAGACTGGCAACAAAGGCGACTGCCTCTTGATGCTTTGCTTCCTCAATGGCGATTGCAAGAGCATTGCGTAACTCGACAATCTGAGCTTGAGTCGCATTGACTTGCAACTGGCGAGAGTTACGCAAGGAAGGCTTGCGACTCTTGGCGAGCAATGTTTGCCACTCGGCAAGAATGGTAATTCTGCGAGCGATGGCGTTTTTAATTTCCTTGACGGAGGACGGAATTTCTACTGTATTTATCATAATTTTTTCTTTCTTTCTTAACTTACTATACTATACAATAGACCAGTTTTGCCCTAAAGTCAAGCGATTTGCGAAGTTTTTTTATGTTGTAAAGCATTGGCTGTTAGAGAGTTGCAAGAACAGGCAAAAAAAAGTTTGTTTATTTTTGCGAAGTTTTACCCTTATGTCGTAAGACGTTGCCTACCAAGGGCTTACGGGCGCAGGGGCCGCTCGCCTAACCGATTGACTGTTAGCTACTTAGGTCAAGTCCAACCATTTTGCTCAGCAATCAAGTTGGTGACTTGTAGAGAGTGCCAATTAGCTTGACGCAAGGCTCTCAAGTGCCATGAGGCGTTTATGCCTTCGGTGCGTTGAGCGGTAGCAGTCCACTTGGACGCTTGGCGTTTATGGTGAGCGATTTTATTTGCTATTTCCATTTTGGATTGCTCCTTTCTAGGATTGAGAGAAAGGCACACGCTACAGCGAGGAACGGAACGCAGAAAAGGCTAGCCCAAAGTGGGTCAGCAGTAAAGAATGGCATTACGAGAACGCACAAGCCGAAGGAAAGAAACGAGACGAGCATTATGCAACAGAACGAATCAAGGAGGGTGTTTAGTATTGTTTTAATCATGTTATTATATTAGTTTATTAAAGGGAAAAAGTCAAGCGTTAAATGCAGAATTTTCTAGCAATCCCAAGAGTTGAGTTCAACGCCTTGATTCATTAGAAGCTCGTTGAGCTTGTTCTCAAGCTTTTCTTGCAAGCTCCAAAGGTCTTGCTTCTCGGCAGGAGACAGAACGCAATCCTTGAAGGTTTCCTTGATTACGGAAATTTCAATTTCAAGGCGGTCGATTTGTGATTCTTGGTTCATATTTTTTTCTTTCTTTGTATTCTTTGTTTCTTAACTTATACATACAATATACCACAGAAAAACCCGTTTGTCAAGCGATTTGGAAAGTTTTTTACATTCGTAAGACGCTCATTGTTAACTGGTTGCGGAAATGGGCGAAAAAAAGTGAAGTTTTTTCTCTAAAGACCCCCCCCTTTTTTCAAATTCATTCAAAAAAGCGATCCTGAGATTTGGGTGGGGGGTGGTGTTTTTCAGTATCCCGAATTATCTTAAACATAATAAAATGGCGTTTCGGGGCTCTGGAGTGTAATTAACAATAGCAAAATGAAAGAAGTCCAAGTAAAACACATTATCACACCAGAACTTATTAAATCATTATACGAAAAATCAAGGACGCTACCACCAGCAGAAGCAAAGCGATTAATAGATCAATGCAAGTTCTTTTCTAGTCATATGGGAGAGTATCTTGTAAAAAAAAATGACGAATAGAACGTTTAAGGCACAATGCCCCGACACCTTGAAGCTCAAGTGTGCAAATGCTTATAATGCTCGTATCTTTCGTTGAGGAGGGTTGTTTTAATCTCCGCCCTCGGTTTAAGTAGCGCAATTCCTGCACGATGGCGGGCTTTAGTTTCTCCAATTTTTTCACAGAAATCGCTAACCTCCCTGTAGTGTGGGCGGCGTGAGTCGTGAAGTAGGATTTTTGAATCAACTCCCAGCTTTCTGGATAAGAGTATTGTTTGTATTATACTTGCCATCCTGAACCTTCCGTCAACCAGTATTAAGTCTGGGCAGATATTGAATTCGTGAATTGACATGGGGTACTTCTCCCATATTTCCAGATCCTTAACCATAGGAGTTCCTTTCAGCGAACATTCCCCCATGGGGATATACCTTAAGTCTACTTTGTCTTTTTTTTGTATCCGACCTAATACTACATCCCTCCATTCTTTTTTTGAATCTATTCCCGCGACCTTCTCTATATTGTCCATTTCTGCAGCGAGGACAGTGCTTCCTCCGAGGCCATACTCAAAGTAAACTTTGGCGTCTCGTAGGTTTTCCACAAAAAAACGGATTTCCGCTCTCGTCATGTTCGGCCTCATTTGTTTTCTATTTTTTTTATGATAAATTTAAGAATCTCACTTCTAAAGATGTCATCTGTGGTAAAGTCAAATGTGTGTATTCCGTTTTTCCTGCAGTCTTCCCCCGAGAAGACCTTCACCATGTCTTCGAATCCGCTTTTTCCGTTAATATCGCTTTGCATATAGTCCCCGCATATAAATAGCTTTGTGCCCTCCCCTATTCTTGTAACCAATGTAGTGAGCTCTTTGAATGTAAAGTTTTGCGCCTCATCCGCGATTACAACTTTATTTCTCCAGGAGGCTCCTCTTAGGTAATTTATCGGTACGGCGGAAATTCTTTGTGCTTTCATGAGCTCGTGGATTTCTGAGTGCGGGAGCATCTCCTCTAGTTTATCTAAGAGCGGGCTCATGTAGGGATTAAACTTCTCCTCTATGTCTCCTGGGAGCGCCCCCAGTCCCTTGTCGGCACTCTCAATCACTGTTCGCACATACAAGAGATCGAGGTCTTTGTTTTTGGACAGAAGGGACATCGCCGAATAAACGGACAAGTAAGTTTTTGCGCTTCCCGCGGGCCCGCCTATGAATGTAATAGTGTTTTTTGCGGCCGTAGTCAGCTTAAACAGCTCCCTCTGCCTTGGGGAAAAGCGTTTGCCCCTTAGGCTGATTTTAGTCGACGCCGCCCAGGCTTCCTCTATTTCGTTGGCGGAGATTTCCGTGGTTTTCTTTTTTCTTGGCATTGTACAATATAATTTACACTATAGAATTTAAAAGTGTAATGTAATTGCGTATGACTTTGGAAAATTTAATTTACGCAGGCATCGCCGCAATTGTCGGCGTCGCTGCCACGGTGATTACTACCCTCATCAAGCGAGGGAGGGGCGGGGGAAAGGTAGACGAAGAAAAAATTAAATTAAACATAGAAAAAATTATTAACGAGTTGAATATTGGTGATGTGCATTTCTATATACTAAATGAAAACAAGAATTTCTCAACAGAAAAGGAAATGAAATTTAAATTTAAATCCAAGGGGGCGAGGGTGGTTTCTAGTAATTTAAATTCAATTTATCAAATTAGCGGAAGTTCTGGGAGGATTGGAATCTTGGTCGCAAGTGAGCCTGTTTGCAATATCCGTAAGCACGCCGAAAGGATTGCTTTGTATTTTTGATTTTTTTAACATTTTAAGTAGAATAGTTATTATGGCAGTAATGTATTGTAGCGATTGCGGGGCCAAACTTCATTATGAAGTTTCTAAGCCGAAGTTTTGCTCCGAGTGCGGGGCAACTATATCTGGGAAGGAAAAGGCTTCGGAGGAGGACGCTGCCGAAGTTAATGGGGAGTCTTTCGGAAAAATCAAAGGCCTGCAATATGAAATTTCAGCGCCCCAAGAGGGGAAGACGTCTCTGGGCTCTATTATAGGAACAAACGAAGGGGCTGAAGTGGAGCGAAGAGACGCTCCGCCCAAGAATGGCGGCGACCCTCTAGCTGACGCAATTAAGGCCTGCGCCTCAAGCAAGGAAAAGGGAAAAATAAATAAATGAGCAAAAAGCTAACCTATGAAGACAAGCAAGACATAATTGATGCCCTAATAAGAAAAAGAAAACACAGATGGAATCTTGGGGCTTTAAGCTGGTTTGACTTCGAGGATGTGGAGCAAATAATCCGCGCCCACATATTTAAAAAATGGGAACAGTGGGATCAGGACAGGGCTATTGAGCCGTGGGTGAATAGGATAATTACCAATCAAATAAAAAATATTCTACGTAATAATTATTCAAACTTCCTTAAGCCGTGCTATGGCTGCCCTTTCAACCAAGACGAGCTTGGCGTGGAGAATGGGTGCTCGTTTACTAAGAGTGGCGCTCAGTCAACGGAGTGTCCGCTATATAAGAAGTGGACAAAAACAAAAAAAAATGCGTATAATATAAAAATGGCATCAAGCCTGGAGGGGTATGAGTACGCGCAAGCTTCGTCTGAGTCGGCGTTTATTAACTGGGAAAGAGCGCAGGATAATTTAAACAAGGAGCTTAAGAAGGTTTTAAACAAAAAACAGTACAAGATATACCATATGCTTTTTATCGAAAATAAAAGCGAGGAAGAAGTGGCTCGGACCATGGGATACAAAACTTCAGAGAAAGGGCGGACTGCGGGATATAGGCAGATAAAGAATTTGAAAAAAATATATAAGAAAAAGGCGGAGGAGATATTAAAAAGCAAAGACATATTCTAATAACCCTTAGGGAGGTAAAGTGAATCTATCTGAAGAGCAGGAGCAACTTATAAGGTCAAATCACTCCACTACTCCAGATTTGATAGAGCTGACTCGAATTGTGTTCGGGAATGAGTCCTTAGATGGAAGAAGCAAAGAGGGTCGAGCGGTTAAGGACTTCCTCGTGGAGAATAATCTAGAATACAATACCACAAAAAGGGAAAAGGTTCCAGACCTGGAGCTTTCGCGCGAGCAGCAAGATTTCATAAGGCAATACTCCGCAGAGGGAATGAATTCTTTAGAAATTGCAAAGCTCATATTTCCTCCAGATGTGGAAATTAAGAAATTAGGAAAGGAGCAAAGGACAGTTATAGAGTTCCTTGAGGAGAACGCTCCAGAATTGGTGAGTGATTCGGAGGACGCACTAACCTCGTTATGGTCTGCTCCTGTGGGGATAAATGGAATCCTGGCTAAGGTTAATAAATATTGCGTGGAGAAAATAGACCTAAAGAAGGCGGCGAAATACGAAATTGAATGCCTAGAGAAGGTCGTAATATACCTAGCCTCTCCTAGGTTTATTTGGACGATCAATAACTACAATAGCCAGGCAGACAGAGAGCTTCTTGAGGCGGAATTCATCAGAGCGACTTGGGACAAGCCCGATCTTACGACGGATGAAATAAATTTATACCTAAACGTCTGTATTGACTATATAAATTTAAAAAACATAAGCAAGCACATCGAGAAACTAAATCAAATGTTTGACGACCTTGAAGAGGAGAACGAAATGACGGTAAGATTAGCAGAGGTTCTTAAGGCTAAGAGTACTGAATACGATCAGTGCGAAAAAAGACAACAGCAATTGATATCAAGCCTAAACGGAGATAGAGTTAAGAGAATTGCCACCAAGATAGACAAAAACGCATCAATACTTGCGCTAGTCCAGGCCTTTCAAAATGAGGAGGAGCGGCGGTTCATGGTTCAAATGGCGGAAAAGCAAAAGCTTGATATTGAAGCAGAGGCAAACAGGATAGAGGGCATGGACTCATGGAAGGCGAGAGTATTGGGTATAGATAAGAGCGACATTATATAATGATATCTCACGCGGAAAAGTTCCTGTTTGTGCGCATTCCCAAGACCGCAGGCACAACCCTTCAGACTGCGCTGTCAAGGGGCGAGTTTATCGATACGTCTTCCGCTGGTCTCCCCATGAGCTTCTCGAGAAAGGCGGATTCTGCCCCCACAGAAGAAAGGGCGAGGGAGATTGCTTTAACAAATAAAAGCAAATACGTGAGCCTTTTTAATTTTGCTCCTGCGAATAATTCACTCATGCATGCCCCCTATTTGAGCTGGATCAATGCTCATGCGCAGGCGAAAGATTATTTCGCGTTCTCTTTTGTTCGGAATCCCTGGGACTGGGTGGTCTCTCAATATTTTTTTTTAAAAAAAATATACGAAAGAAGGCTAAAGCGGGAGCGGGGTGGGCGACCGTCAAGGAAAATGTATTTTATTGAGAATAGGGAAGTTTTTTCAAAAAAACTTAATCTCTTCGGGGTCTCTTACGAAGAATTCAAACTCGATCAGGAGTCTTTTACTTTTGAGAAGTATGTTTCTCATTATTTCGAGGCGGATGGGCTCGACAAAACTCAATCTTCCTTCCTCAAGGACGAAAGCGGGGAAATTGCCGTAGATTTTATTGGAAAATTCGAAAACCTGCAGGGGGATTGGGAGGAATTGGCGAAAAAGATCAATCGGCCACAGATAGCGCTCGAGGAGACTAACGCCTCCAGAGGCAAGGGGGCGTATAGAAGTTACTACGAATCGAGCGAAATGAAAGAAATTGTAGAAAACGGATTAAGCGAGGATATCGAGCGTTTTGGGTATGAGTTTTGAGTGTAAAAAATGCAAGGTTTGTAATGCTGAATTTGAATCCCAGCGAGCACTCCACGCCCACATAAAGAGCCACTCTTTATTTTTGGCGGAGTATTATTGTAAATACTACCCTAGGTATAATTTACTTTCGGGCGAGCAGCTGCCATACAAGGATAGGGAGGAATATTTTGTTAAGGGGTTTTCCACCAGAAGGGAGCTGGATAAGTGGTCAAGGGTCGCGGACAAAGGGGAGGTATCGGAATATATTGTGAAGCAGCTCAAGAACAGAGTTGACTCCAAGGGCCTTTCTCGTGGGCCTGGGCACCTTGAGCTAGAACTGTATGGCTTGCCCTCTATAGACTTATATAAAAGGTTTTTGGGTACGTACTCTAAGGCGTGCGCGGAAGTTGAGGTGAAGCCTTTATTTTACAAAAATATTCCTAGCGATTTTTTTACTGATGACCCCAGCCTGTCCGAGATAGAAGTTGTGGTGGATACGAGAGAACAGAAACCCCTGGATTTTGTTAACCCCAAGGTTATGAAGTTAGATTTTGGGGATTATACTACCACGGGGGAGAATTATACAAAAACCTTTGTGGACAGGAAGAGCGAGTCCGACTTTAAGTCTACAATGTCTACTGGATTTGAGAGGTTCAGGAAGGAGCTAGAGAGGGCTAGAGCTTTTAATTCTTATTTATATATCGCCACAGAGAGTAGCATTGATAAGATAAAAAGAAATAATAATTATGGGGCGCATAGGTCTAAGCTGGATTACATTTGGCACAACATGAGAGTGCTAACTCATGAATTCGCGGATACTTGTCAGTTTATTTTTACGAACGACAGGACTGCTTCTAAAAAAATTATTTTAAAACTTTTAATAAATGGAGATAATCTATGGAATACGGACATCCAATATTTCATAGATAAGCAAAATGAACTCTAATAAAAAAGGCAAGTCCTGGGAGCTTGCCGCCGCGCGTTTATTGCAGGAGCATTTTGGGGGGAACTTCAATAGAGTGCCTCGATCTGGAGCCATGTTTGGAGGCAAAAACATTAAATATGCAGAGGGGCAGCGAGATGACGTAAAGGAGATAATGTCTGGGGATATAATCGCTCCTGCGGATTTCCCTTTTTCCGTGGAGACTAAAAGTTATAGTTCTTTTGATTTCTCAAAATTATATAAAGGAGAGTCCAGGGTTCTGGATGAGTGGATAAGTCAGGCAGATTCCGACTCGCAACTTTCGAACAAAGAGCTTCTTATATTAATGAAATTCAACCGTAAGGGCGCGTACGCAGTCTTCGGGAGATACGGGCGCCTGAAGGATGCGGATAGAATAAGTCTATTTGATAATTTTACCTTATACAAGGAGCATTACATTATTACCTCGATAGAGGAATTCCTTAAACAAATAAAAGATTTATGAAAAAATATGTAGTTACAGGTGGAGCGGGGTTCATAGGGAGCAATTTAGTGGATCATTTAATAGCTCGAGGGGACGAGGTTGTGGTTGTCGATTCCCTGGTTTGCGGAAATGAAAAAAATGTCAATCCGAAGGCCCAGTTTATTTTAGCGGATTTAAATAGCTGCAGGACCGAAGGTGGAGCTTCCTCTCTACAAGCTTTTACGGACAAGGTGTTGGGCGCAGCAGAGGGCAGTGATGGCATATTCCACATGGCTGCTCTGGCCAGAGTTCAGCCGTCCATAGAGAGCCCTACGAAATTTAACGATGCGAACGTATGTGCGACTTTGAATCTATTAAACATCGCAAGGGAGCTAGATATAAAAAGAGTAGTTTATAGCGCCTCTTCTTCTGCATACGGCAATGTTTCAATGTACCCCACTCCAGAAGACGCTCCGCTTGATCCGCTGAGCCCATATGGATTGCAGAAGCAAATCGGCGAGCAGTACTGTAGGGTTTTTTATCATTGTTATGGATTGGAGTCTGTATCACTTAGGTATTTTAATGTCTTCGGAGAGAGGCAGTCACTGGAGGGCGCATATAGATTAGTCATGGGAATTTTCGCAAAACAGCTATTAGAGGGAAAGCCAATGACAATAACTGGAGATGGGGAGCAGCGGAGGGATTTCACTTATGTCGGCGATGTAGCGAGGGCTAATATTTTAGCAATGGAATCGAAAAACGTAGGAAAGGGAGAAGTTATTAATATAGGTAATGGGGAAAATCGATCAGTTAATCAGTTAGCAGATCTTATGGGTGGCCCTAGGGTTTATGTAGATCCAGTGATTGAACCAAGGGAAACGCTTGCAGACAATACGAAGGCAAAAAAGCTTTTGGGCTGGGAGCCGAGGATGACATTGGAGGAATGGATACCAAAATATAAAAAAGATTTAGATTTATGAGTGAAAAAAAGATATTTAAAAGCTTACCCCAACACAGGATGAACTTGGTTGGGGATGCGGAAAGTAGTGAGCTCACTTTAAGAAAACGAAATATTCAAATTCAATTCCTCCAGGAAAAGGGTCTCACCGCAAGCGATTACTTGCTTGATTTTGGGTGTGGGGTCTTGCGTGGAGGAATTCCCTTGATAGATTTCCTTGAAAATAGTCATTATGTAGGCGTGGATATATCTGAGGAACGACTCAAGGAGGGGGAGGCGGAGCTTAGGGCGCAGGGTTTAGAGCATAAGTCCCCTATTCTTTTAGTTGATACCCCTCCTTATGTAAAAATAGTTGATCTTGAAATGAAATTTGATTTTATTTGGTCATATCAGACGCTTATCCACATGAATGATGAGATTTTAGACAGTTTGTTTAAAATAATTCCGCAATTACTTAAGCCTAGTGGTGAATTTTATGCTACAGCCAGTATTGGGAGTAAGCAACGGGACGGGACCTGGGTAGCTAGTCGCTCCCGAAGTGGTAGAAAGTGGGGGCACTGGCAAGAGTTTCCTATGTGCCATCGAACGCTGCCTTGCTACGAACAATTGGCGGAAAAATACAAAATGAAAACTGTGCATCTAGAGGATTATCATGAGGACGGCCAGAACGTTGACTGCTTAAATTTCACAACAATCTAAATACTATTATTATGACTTGGGAACAAGGCAATCAACCATCATTCAAAAAAGATAGAGACATAAACCAACAAATCCTCAATCTTGAGGGTAATTTAGAGGAGGAAGATGCAAAATACTATCTTTATAAGTTTTTAAAAGAGAATACTACATTTGGCACTCAATTATTAACTGGGGTTGAATTATTTCCTTTTCAACATTTAGCCATCAAGGCTATGTTTGAAACAGATTACTTCTTAGGAGTATGGGGAAGAGGAATGAGTAAATCTTTCACTACTGGCTTGTTTGCCCTAATGGATGCTATATATAATCAGGGAGTCGAGATAGGGATTTTATCTAAATCTTTTAGGCAGGCAAAAATGATTTTTAGAAAAATGGAAGACATTGCCTCTAAACCTGATGCTAGATACCTCAATCAATGCATTACAAAAATTACCAAAAGTAATGATGAGTGGTTGATGCAAATCGGAAGTAGCAATATTCGGGCCTTGCCATTGGGGGACGGAAGCAAGCTGAGAGGATTCAGATTTCACAGGATCATCATCGACGAATTTCTCTTGATGCCAGAAAGAATCTATAACGAGGTTATAGTCCCGTTTCTCTCTGTGGTGGAGAATCCGCAACAAAGGCAAAAAATATTTGACCTAGAAAACAGGCTAATTGAGCAGGGAAAAATGAGGGAGGCGGATAGATATATCTGGCCGAATAATAAGTTAATAATGCTAAGTTCTGCCTCGTACAAGTTCGAGTATCTCTATAAGCTATACGAAACGTTTGAAAACCTAATACTAGATGAAAGAGTTGGGCGCAGTGCTTTCGACGCGAAGAGGGCGATTATGCATTTTAGTTACGACCAGGCTCCAGAGAAGCTATATGACCAGAACCTAGTGGCCCAGGCCAAGCAGACCATGAGTCATAGTCAGTTCGCTAGAGAGTTCGAGAGTGTATTTACGGACGACAGTAGCGGTTATTTTAAGACATCAAAAATGGCGCAGTGTACAGTTCCAGATGGAGAGGCCCCTTCCGTTGAGCTTGCAGGGGAGAAGGGCGCAAAATATATTCTTTCCTTTGATCCAAGTTGGTCAGAAAGCGAAGGGAGCGACGACTTCGCAATGTTGGTGTTAAAATTAAATGAAGAGACTGGCAAGCACATTCTCGTGCATAGCTACGCAATGGCGGGGACGAGACTAAAGGATCACATAAATTATTTTCATTATTTAATTTCATATTTCAATATAGTAATGATCGTTGGAGATTATAATGGTGGAGTTCAGTTTATTAACGCCGTAAACGAAAGTAAGATATTCAAGGATAAGAAAATAAAAATTAAATTGCTTGATCAGTCTTTTGACAAGGCCGAGGACTATAAGAAGGACTTAACTCGAGCAAAAAGAGTTTATGACCCAGGGGATTATAGTTATTGTATTTTAAGGAAACCTACGTCCGACTGGATAAGGAAGGCGAATGAGCTACTGCAGTCCAGCATTGACCACAAGAGGATATGGTTTGCCTCCAGGGCCGTGGACGATTGCTATTTAGATCAAAAATCAAAAAAAATACCAATTAAGAAATTAAAATTCATTGGGGGACTGGAGCAGGAAGAGCATAATTCTGGGGCAAAGATGATCGATCTTGTGGAGCATTTGTCGGATAACATAAACTCCACCAAGGGGCAGTGTGCGTTAATTCAGGTATATACGTCTCCGCAGGGCCACCAAACGTTTGATCTTCCTCCAGAACTGAGGAGATCAAGTGGGCCGAATAAGGCGAGGAAGGATAGTTATTCTGCACTAGTTTTGGGCAATTGGGGCCGCAAGATATATGGGGATATGATTTCTGTAGAAAGCGAAAGGCAGAGTTCCTTCACTCCAATGTTCATAAGATAACTTGAATTTATCTCTCAACAACATAATATTAAAAAATGACTGAGGGGAAAATGAACATACTTGTTTGTGGAGCGGGGGGTTTTATTGCTGGGTATTTAGTTAAAGACCTTTTGAGCAAGGGGCATCACGTAATCGCCGCAGA